CTGACTGCCTCTCGTATGACTGGGTGTTGTTCAATCAATTATATGGGCATGCATTCAACATCCCGAAAAATGTATACTACATTCCATTCGATATATGCACTCTGATGAAAATAAAAGGTGTAGATCCGGACATTAACCGGGAAGAGTTCGCAGGAGTTAATGGCAGTAAACACAACGCTTTACACGATGCGAAAGTGATCAAAGCTTGCTATGAGAAATTAATAATGCTCCCATAGATATAGTCGCCTAATAGGTGGCTTTTTTTGTTGGGAATAAGGAAGAGAGGAGGTAGACACATGGCAGAGCTGAGACCGCAAATTATGCTATTTGTGACGGAGTACATCAAGAATGGTGGCAATGGTACAGCCGCCGCAATAGCAGCTGGTTACTCTGAATATAGCCAAGCAAGTAGACTGCTGAAAAGTGTTGAAGTTCAACAGTATCTTAACAATACTCAACAAAGTATTAACAAGGACTTGCGCATGATGTTCGCAGAAGATGCTGTTAAGGCGTATGAAGTGATGAAAGAAATCATGAATGATCCTGCTGTACAACCCAAGGATAGATTGGTTGCGGCAAGGGATTTGCTCGACAGAGCTGGATACAAACCAATAGATAAAATGGTTGCAGATGTGCAGGGCGAGGTGAATCACAATCATGAGTACACTGTCGAACAAACCATCACAACAGACCCAGACAGTGCAGAGCTTCTTAAACAGCTATGGAAACGGCAAGCCAGTACCACTCAGTAGGCAATGGGAGATACTAGCCAAGCATGATTTTAGTTTCTTCATTGACTACGATAGTGAGGGCAGGGACGCAGAGGGAAAGCATTTAGACGTGCTTGATAAGGCGCTTATGGATGTGTCTGCTGGCAAGATCAAACGATTGATTGTCACGATGCCACCGCGTCATGGTAAATCAGAGAGGGTGTCCAAGAAGTTCCCTGCATGGCACATTGGCAGAAATCCAAATGATGAAATAATCCTAGCATCCTACGCGCTCTCACTGAGCCGAGACAACAACCGGATTGCACGAGACACCTTTGTAGACCGTGAATCTGTATTTGGCGTTAAGATATCATCTGCACGGCAATCTGCTGAATCATGGGGCATAGATGGATATCGAGGTGGCGTTAATGCTGCTGGTGTAGGCGGTCCTATCACTGGTAAGGGCGCACGCATAGCTATTATTGATGATCCGTTAAAAAACGCTGAGGAAGCAAACAGTGAGGTTATACGTGAAGGATTATGGAGTTGGTACACATCAACACTGTACACACGTTTAACGCCTGACGGACGAATCATTGTTGTTATGACACGATGGCATGAGGATGACCTAGTTGGACGTCTATTGAAGAAAGAGGCTGACGAGATACGTGAAGGAACACATAAGGGCGAGCGTTGGACGGTAATCAACTTCCCGGCACTGGCTGAGGAAAATGATTACTTAGGCCGAGAACCTGGAGAGGCGCTTTGGCCTGAATTTGGCTTTGATGTTCCGCGTCTCGATCAGATTAAATCGGACGTTGGCTCATATGTATTCAATGCCTTGTATCAGCAACGACCAAGCGCAGCAGGCGGTACGATATTCAAGCGGAAGCACTTCCGGTATTTCCGTGAAGAGACTGAGCACGTCATAACCAAATATTTTATCGTTGGCGAGAAACGATACGAAAAGTCGCGATGCAAAGTATTCCAGACGGTTGACACTGCAAACAGTGAAAAGACCATCAATGATTACTTTGTCGTCACGACTTTTTATGTTACTCCAGACAATGACATATTGATTTATGACGTGTACCGGACACATATCACAGGTCCTGACCAGAAGCCATTGATGAAGGAACAGAACTATCGCTATCGACCAGCATTCCAAGCAATTGAGGATAAGACCTTTGGCACCAACTTGATACAGGAGATGACCCGCGAGGGTATGAGCGTCATGCCGATCAAAGTGGATAAGGACAAGGTTACTCGCAGTTTGCCGATAGCTGCACGTTATGAGGTAGGCAAGGTTTATCACCGTGAGGATGCACCGTGGTTGACCGACTTTGAGGATGAGCTATTGAGCTTCCCACGAGGTAAACATGACGATCAGGTGGACACGATCTCTATTGCCGGGGAACTGGTGCATACGATGGTGTACAACGATACACCTTGGGCTGCTATACCAGAGGGTAAAGGTGCAGGAAACTTTGATGCTGATGACGATGATAGAGATGGATCAAGCGCAGAAACATTCTGGTGATGTGAGGTGAGACGATGACGGACATACAGTTTATAGCTGGTATTTTTGCTGTTGGTACAATAGGCGCGGGCATATCTGCGGTGCTTGTATACCGCATTACGATGATTCAGCAACAGACTATACAGGACTTGACTAACAAGTTGATGGCTAAGGACTATGGCGAGTATAAGGCGTATCAGCAGCCTGTAGTAGTGGAAGACAAGCCAAAGCGCAAACCGCTAAGCTACCATGATGATCCTGATATAGATGAAGATGATGAAGACACAAGTCGCCACTAGCGGCTTTTTATTTTGCGTGAAAGGGGTGATATACAGTGTCAACTGTACTAGAAAAAGCGAAGAATAAATTCGCTGGAATATTTGGAACCGAAGAAGATAAGCCGTCTGTAGAGCCTATAAATACACCAGAGCAACAGCAGATTGTGGCTATGGTGCAGAGAGATTTTGATGAGTTTAAGTCCAGCAGACAGTCAATAGAAGCAGATTGGCAGGAAGAACAGCGCTTCTACATGGGCGATCATTGGCACGGGCTACGAACAGAAGCGGTGTCCCGTAAGCGTCCTAATAGCGTAGACAACATTATCTACAGCCAAGTGGAGTCTATTGTCGGCAAGCTTACTGGTTGGGCACCTTATCCTGACTTCCAAGCACAGGAGGAAGGCGATGAGCAGAAAGCATCTGACTTGAACGACTATATGCCTTATGAACTCAGACAAATTAAGTTCAAACAGAAGTATATCCGGGCGATTCGGCGCATGGTTATTCACGGTCCGTTGATATTCAAAACCATCTATGACCCTACGGTTGAAGGTGGAAGGGGGCAGAATCGTTTCACAGGTCAGAATGACATCATTCCAGTGGATCTGGGTACATTCTTTCCTGATCCGAGAGTGAAGGACTTTATTAATCTTCAAGACATGGGTGCTGTTATCGTTAAATCCCGCAAGACACTGGAGTATTTCAAAGACCGCTTTCCATCGCAAGGTAAAAAGGTCAAATCTGATGAAGACACGGATGATATTGAGATATTCAGTCATACGGGTGTGAATAGCGAAGGATTTAACCGAGACTATGGAGCCAGCTACGGCACCGGGCTGGAAAAGTCGCAGACTGCTGGACTACTTGAGTACTGGTATCGCGGCTTACCTAAGATGGTCAGTGCCGATGATAGAGAGATTTTCCGGGAACAGGCTGAGAAAAAACTAGATGAAGGCAAAGATCCATCAGAATCATACGCAAAAGCAGAAGGCAATATGGATGGAGTACACTGCATTTACATAAGTGCAGATGGTGTTTTTCTTGAGCACAAATCCTATGTATACGATCATGGTAAATACCCTTTTACAGCCCGTACATTGTTCCCTGATGAACGTAATGTATGGGGCAAGGGGTTTGTAAGGGACATGATCAAGCCGCAAATCATGCTTAATAAGTTTGCTGAGCTTGCCGTTTCTACGATGGCTAAGCAGGGTGGCAGCGGAATTATGTATGAAGAGGGCGCCATTACCAAACCAAACACTTGGAAAGAACAACGGTCAATCGAGGGGGCTATGCTTCCTACAGCTCACGGTGCAATATCAGGCGGCAAGATTAAAGAGTTGCAAGGCGTTGATGTGCCAGCGACTGTACTTAACATGCAGCAATACTATCTGCAAATGCTCCAAAAGATACCTGGACAATTTGATAGTGCGAATGGTCAGGCTAGTAGTGATGTAAAGTCAGGCGAGCAAGCCAAGTCCCTTATGGCAGCAGCCAGCACCCGGCTAAACACTGTTACGGACACCATCGAAGAAGCCCTACAGGATATGTATGAACAGTATATCGAGTTAATGGCTCAGTTCTATACAGAAGAGCGTATTGCACGTGTCACAGGGCGTTCAATAAGTGTAAGTCGTGATTCGATCATATCCGGCGTAGCGACTGAGTATGACACTGGTGAAATGACAGTAGATCCTGAGACGGGTGAACCTATTCCCGATGTAAGGCAGGTTGTTGAGGAATATGTACCTACCTTCGACATACTGGTCAACATCAGCTCTGACAAGCCGCATGACCGTGAATACTGGATACAGATGGCTTTCAACATGATGCAGATGATGGACCCGGTCACGCAGATGCCAATGATAGATGGCGAAGCTGTCCGATACACCATCCAAAATGGACGTATGGAGCCTATGGACGTTATCAAGCGGCGCGTACAGGAAGAGTCAGGCTTACAGCAACAAATACAGCAGATGCAAGAACAGTTTGGTCAGTTGCAACAGCAGAACCAGCAAATGCAACAACAACTTGGTGAGTTGACTGGACAAAAACAAATGCAGGAGCAGCAAGACCGGGAGTTTAACCAGAACCTACAACAACAGAAGCTGGACATTGAAGCCAGCAAAGTAGCTGGAGGGCTAATGAATCAGATGAATACCGCGGGCGTTAGGTGAGAATCCTAGCGCCTTTTATATTGCTTATCTCTGCTGCCAGCCATAGCAGCTTATCCGATAGGAGGAAGTACCGATGGAAGATGAACAAATTGAACAACCCACCAGCCATAGTGAGGACGTTCAACCTAATGAAACACCAGATACACCGGACGTCGATATCAACGCAGCTTTGAAGGAATTCGGCATCATCAAGGATGAACCAATGGGCGAAGAGTCAGT